GATAGGCTTACCACCCTCTGTAACCCTAGACTCAGCGTAGAAGCTATTAGGAGCCTTGTAGCGCAATGTAGTCACCGGATTCGTATTCAGGTGAATATCGCGCATCTCTAAGAAGTCTGTAGGTAATCCAACCGTAGAATCACCACCTGTAGTCGATGCCGTTGCGACAATCAACATCTGCCGAGTTCTCAAGTCTCGACGTAGCCTTTCCTCAGCTAGTCGGATGAAATCGGGGATAACCGATGTTAGGTCACTACGGGCTAGGTAATTTGCTACCGTAGTCTTTAAGTCCGAATAGCTAGTAAATGCCATATTTATTCCTCTAACTGCTCAAAGTCCTTCCAGCCATATTCGTATGTTCCTATGTGCTTTATGTGCATCGATAGCTCATGGTCTACATACGTTTGAAAGCCCTCAGAACCAGCCTTGACGCAGAAATATACATCCTCACCACAGACACCGTTAGAACCCCATCCAGCATCAAACCAAGGTCTACCAGTCTTCTCAAATACTTCCTTACGGATCATTACAGCACCAAACCCGACCGCTGTAACTTCCTCAATTCCCTCTTTACCACGAGAATCTACATTCGACCACTTACGAACCTCAGTATCCCCATCCATGTACCTAGTCAAAATCTTTGCCGTAGGTGTGACAGGCTTCCTTCTGGTCGTAGCATTAACCCCAACAATAGGCACATCGCGGCTTAACATGATGTCAATGATGTCTGGTGGGAACCGCATATCGCTATCGATAAACAGCAATGCGTCACACTTTTCACTCAAAGCAACCTGCGCTAGCTTTTCCCGTTGGTCGAAAATCAGCGTTCCCGGCATTGTGTAAAGGCTTAGTCCACCTTTACCGTCCTTGCAACGAACTGACGCATCGTGTGCTGTCATCCTCGCAAAGTCGAAAGCAAAACCAGTATGAACCTCATCCCTACACGGTACGCAAACTCCTACTCTCATACAGTTCCCCGGTACGTTTTCCAGACAGCATTATCAGGATCGTTCAGCCATTTAGCAAACCCGATCTCATCCACCACTTTAAAGCCCTTCATAATCCCTTGCTGATTCAGTACGTCAATCACCGTAAAGGGTATTCTGGCTATGTGATGAAGCTCGTTTAAGTGGCCTCTGCGTTCTTTATCGAATTCAAGTTGAGCCTTGTTAGCCTCAATGATCTCGGTAACATCCTGCTTAGTCTCGATGATAATCCCGCCATCACCGTCTTCAAATGCTGTTTGAGTCCGTATCGGAGTACTCATAAATTCCTTGTTTTCGTGTGCCTATAACAAGAGCAAAAATGCTTTCCTTATTATAGTTAGCCCCCACCGTTAGGCAGGGGCTATTTGCTACTTATTACAGAGCCATGTTCAAGTCAGCAACGATGCCATGAGCAGCTTCGTTCTTAACTTCGAGCGTAACTTCAGCCAAGAGTTGAGTGTTCTCGCTGTCACCAGTCTTAGCCAGATCATTAGTCTGGAACGGACGCAGATAAGCGAGTGCTGCGTACTCAGGATCAAGGATCAGAGCATCGCGTGCACGCATGAAGCGGTTAGGAACCACCGACATCGTGCCGAAATCGCTCATGTAGACATCAGCCGCACCGATAATGGTGGTCGGAGTATTGCCCGGAGCCATGTAACGCTGTGCAGCGATACCAGCAAACGACGATACCTTCTGCTTACCAAGTGCGCCAACCATCAGAATCTTCGGCGAACCACCTGATACGAACACCTCAGAAACAACAGTCTTCAGCAGAGCCTCGGTGAATGTACGAACAGTACCGTCAGTACGGGTCGATACACCGATAGTTGCTGGATCGGAACCGTCAGAAGCCTTGTCCGAGTTAGTCTTGATCCACGACAGGATCGAACCCATAGTACGAGCGATAGTGGACGAACCAGCCGAACGACCTTGGTTAGCCAACAGGATGGTTTCCAGATCGCGCTTCAGTTCAGCAGAAGCCTTAGCCAACTGATAAGCTTTTTCGGATTTTCTGCCTGCTTTGTTAACAGTATCCAGAGTGCCAGAAACCTGAACGGTCTTCTGGATAATCTGGGTGTAGTTACCTAGACGAACGGTAGGTGACAAAGTTGCCGATGTAGCGTCAGCACCTTCAATCGCAGCGTTAGCAGTAGTAGCCGCAGCCAGCGAGTCAGTCTGCCACTCGTGATACACGGCAGTTGCCTTAGTCTTGCCAATCGATGACATAAAAGGAGTCTCGGTTGGTGAAATATCGTAAATGATCGTTTTGTTATCGCAAGGCTCTTTATCCTTGCTTCTACCGCTTTCACGGTAGTCCAGACTATATCATCGCTTTCGCGTCAGGCACTCGTGGGAAGATTATTCTTTCGTCACTTCCTAGTCGTTGAACCTTCCGCAACCCTAGGGCTTTCGCCTTACATTTGCGGCTTGGCTGCTGATTGCCCAATCCTGAATCTTTTTAAACATTCGCGCTTATCCTTTCGGATTACGCTGTAGTGCTTCAGGCTCTAAGGGGTTTCCAGCAATTCACCTAATTATTCAATTATGTCTAGTATTTAACTAAACATAAAGGGGACTAATTTAATCCGTCAAATCTTCCCGCTGACCAATAGCGGTATGTGCTGTAAATGTAGGCATGATAATTCCTTATAAAAATCGTTCAAATGCTTTAGCGGCATCAGCGACCCTTCCGGTCTGCTTTGCCCTAGCCTTAAGTTTCTTCATCTCGTCGCTGCTATCACGAGGCTGTGAAACTCCCGACTTAATTACCTTCGGAGCCTCGTTAACCTTCTTCGTGATTCCCGGCTTTGCAGACTGTAACTTGTCGTACTGCATCGCCTTGTACAGCGTTAATACTGCTCGCGAATCATAAACATTCGCTAATTCCTGATCTGAGAATCCCGCCTTGAGTCCGAATTCACGGAGTTCACGACGTAATGTCTCGCCCTTCTGCGGGTCAGCGTACTCAGGGATAACCTCTGCCAGCTTACGAGACTCAGCCTGTACTACCTGACCAAGTTGCTCCTGCTGCTCCCTCTGCTGCTGATCGGCAATCCTAGCCTGTTCTGCTCGAACTTGGGCTAACTGCTTCTCCCGCTGAGACAATTCTGCGACCTTAACTGCGTAACCGATAGGATCGGTTTCCTTCAGATAGTCCAGATTCTCAGTTTCCGGCTGCTGATTAAGCATCTGCTCAATGACCTGCAACCGTTCCGCATATTGGTCGCGGAGATACCTAGCTTCCTCGATACGCTGGCGTTCTGCTTCTACAGCCTTGCGTTCTTCAGCTACTGCTTGCGATTTCTTCGTATAGTCTGTGCCAAGTTGATAAGACTTGATAAGCTCATCGAGCGTTACCTCCCGTTCTTCGCCAGCGGCTTTGACTCGGTATTTAGGCTGCTCTTGCTCATCCTCACCTTCATCTTGTTCTACCTCTGATTCATCTTCAGCTTGCGCCTCGATTTCCTCAGATTCGGCCTCGCTATCGTTGGACTCGGACTGTGGTTCCGGTTGTTCCTGCTCGGAGCCTTCCTCACTGCCCATCAATCCCAAGATAGCGTTAGCTGCACCACCTACGTCTAACTGTGTATTCCCTTCCGGGGTCATACTTCCAGTATCGCTCATATATTGTTTCCTAAATTATATCGGGAACTGCCCGACTCAGTTACAAAATTTTCAGCCGCTTTTCGTCTATCAGCTTCTGTGCCGATAGCCCTTCAAGGTAGGCTTCAATCTTCTCTAATGCCCTTAGCTGGTGGTAAGCATCTTCTCTTACGTTAGCCTCGCTAGCAGCACTCATCGCAAACTTACTGACCTCTACTGACCTGAGTTCTTCCATCATCATCTGAAAGCCCTCATCCCTCAGTAAGTGTTCAGCCCATTGCGACTTATTCATTTTAAGTTACCAGTAAGTTTCAAAAATTTAACTAAATTATCACCAGTTAGCTGTATAAATGGCTCAACACTTTGAGTTGATACCCATTCATTTTTTTCTACGCCAAAAGGCTCTAGTCGCTGACCGTAATTTCCTTCTTGATACATCCCTGTTTGGTAAGCTGGAACTTGTTGACCTTTAATATCTGTAACTTTTGAATACTGCCCTTCTAATAAGCCTTGTTCACCAACTCTCCAAATGTCCTGTAAATAAGGGTCTTTCTTGTTCACTATCGCCAAATGACCATGTTTTTTTATATCTTCCGTTGTCACTTTATCAAGTGGCTTATTTAATTCCCTAGCAACCTTAATTTTTACCCAACTTGGTTTATCCGAAAACCATGACATGGGCGTTTGAGTTGATAATAAATCATCAACATTAGCCCCAGACCCTTCAGCAATCTCTTTAATCCAAGAGCCTCCCTGTTGCGGATCAATGCCGTATTTCAAATTTTCAACATTTTTTGCAGTATCAGAATGATACAAAAATTTGTTTTCTGACTTTGCTAATTTTTCAACGGATGGCAATTTTTTGCCTAACCAAGAAAGACCCGGAGTAACAGTACCAGCAAACCCCATTGATAGGTTTTCAGCACGTTGACGCATAGCATCCATAGCAGCCATTTGCTCAGGAGTAGGTTGTCTACCTGCAAGCATGGCATTTTTACCCTGAACCGCTAACGTATCCTGTCGATTGATGTCTCTGGCTGACTCGTTAATCTGACGCGCATACTCTTGCGGATTGTCCATCAGCAAGCCAACATTAGCCCTTGTGGACTGTTTAGCCCTGTCTACAAACCCTAGAATGTCACTCAGTAAGCCAGCCATTACATCTGATTCCCGGTCAGATTACCTAGCTCTTTAATCGCCTTCAGGACAATATCAGCCTGTTTGTTACGGCTATCCTCGTCAGCAATGTCCATCGCCAAGATAGCCTGTAGTTGTTTAACCGCCAACTCAGCCTCTTTGATACGCATCTCAGAAGCACTACGCTCCTGCTGCATAGACAATTCAATACCCTTACGGGTGAATTCAGCCTCTAGTTGCTCTCTTTGCAAGCCTAGTTTCGCAGCCTCAATCTGAGCCTTGGCCTCGGTCTTTTCTCTCTCTACCTGAGCCAGCATCTGTGCTACTTCAGCCTGAGCATCTGGAGCAGGTGGCTGTGGCTGAGACAATGCCTCGTTCTGTTCAGGACTGATCTCGTTAATGAAGGCGTTAGCATCCTTGAAACCAGCCGATTCAATCAGTCTCGCTAAGGTATCCCGATACTGAGCCACAGATACCAGCGGATTTGATGCGCCAAACTGCGTTAGAACCTGCTCCTGCTTGGCTAGGATCATCTGCAACATAGCCAGTTTCTGCTCTCTGTCACCTGAACCCAGACCGACGTTAATCGCCACATCGTACTGATTCGTCCATGTCCGAGGATCAAACGTCACAAACTTGCCACGCATACGGACAATCTTGGCCTGATCCTGATACTTGCCCAATAGGTGCAGAATCCCCTTAAACAAGCTCTTAACGCCTGTCTCAGCAAAGATTCGAGCAATCAACTCCAGCTTGCCAGAGTTAGACTTCATCATGGCTGCAATAGCCGTAGCCGAGACGTTGTTCATTACGTCAGGATCAAGACCCTGTTGCTGGTCAGTTACGCCTGTACGCTTGGCCTGAACTGCGTCCATGTACTCAAGCAATGGGAAAGCCTGAGCCGTTACAGCAGGAACCTCTACCGGAGTAATCGCACCAGCCGACTTCATGCGGATGATACCGCCCGGAGTTGCATTAAGAGCATCATCCAAGTTGACCTGACCATCGACCACACCCAGACGAGCATTATTCGTTAGATACAGGTTATCCAGCATCTGTCTCGTAACCGTAGACTTGATTAGCTGGATGTCCATCGTCCGGTCTGCTAGCGACTGACCATAAAATTTGTGCGGGATCGGGATCGGACACAGGCTATGGAACGGTACTAGATCACATTCCTCATCATCTAGGATTTCGTTGCCAGAATAGACAATCTTCCGCAACTCAGCGATACCGTCACCATTAACGTCAATCTTGATGTAGCACTCGTAGACCTCAACCACCTGCATCGTTGGGTCAAGGGAGATGTTCTCATCCGGCTGCTCACCCTGACTGAATCGAGCAATACGCTCAGTCGTGAACTGGAGATCGTCGTAGCTAGGCAATCCCTCGATGACATCCTTGTCGAACCCCATCGCTATGAGTTCCGAACGAGTCATCAAACGACGATGCGCTACGAACGGGCTATCCTCAATAGTTCTTGCCGATTTGCTAATTAGGAATTCTTCTGGCGGTACGTTCTCAATCTTGACGCAGCCGTATTTCTTAACCTTCTTGACCTTGACGCTGTAGTAAGGAATCTGGATAGGCATACCCATCATATCCATACCACCGTCAACCATCTCTACCTTCTGGCTCACTACCTCAATGGCAGGATCAGACAGCAGCATGGCTAGTTCGTCTTCAGTCAGATTCTTGTAGGACTCTTTATTAACGTCCTCTTGGGCTTCCCAGTACGCCTTGACTACGCCAACCTTCATCATCAGCGCGTCTTTGAACCAGTTGTGCAGGATGATTAGACCGTCGTTCTCACGGTAGAACACCCAGTTACAGTAGTCTGTGGCCTGTTTGGATGACTCCTCATCTTCTGGAGTCTGAGGCTCAAAGGAGACAATATCCTCAGTAGTCGTAAAGACCCGGATAAGTTGTGGCAATGCACCGTCGATAGCCTCGGCTACCTCACCAGTTACAATCTGGCTACGGCCTTCTACCTCGTTACCATACGGATAACGTAGGTAATACTCTAGGGCTTTGGATCGCTGATCCGTAGTTTCGGTATCGATGTAACCGATGGAGTTATCGATCTCATTCTCGATAATTCCCTTGATTTGACCCTCATCCATCTTCATAGCAAATCCTTATGGGTTTTGCTTATTATACAATCCATTTCGTTGAAATTGGCAACGATGTCTGC